GTTGAGTCGTGCAGTATGATGTATTTCATTTAACATCACCGCTTTCATTTGGCTCATAGATATATCGCACGCCGCTTTCCATTTCGATTTCTACACGTCTGTCTGTGCCCTCAGATATGACAGTAATGTCGTCCGAGTTGTTGATGAATATTTCAATATCATCATCAGTCGCATGTTCGGTGAGTACTTCACGCTCGCCTAGCAGATTAATGTAAATGAGTTTGTAAGTCATCAGTAACCACTCTCCAATCGCTCGAAATTCACTTTATTCTTGCGGTTGTATGCGTCGAGGATGTCGCTTGTGGTGAAGTTGTATCGGTCAAGCACTTGCAATAAATTCGATAAAATCATTGAAACTTGAAAGCCCTGAGACATTCTTTTCAAAAGTTCCGGTGTACTGTAATGACTGTTATCAAATTTTATTAGATCTTCTGCTATAACTTTTGATTCATCGCCCGATTTATTGAACAGCAACATTGCGAAATGTATGACATCGACAGCTTCATCAATCACCTTTGATCGGTCTATCCGCTTAGATTTCCAATATTTCCAACTATCGTGACATTCGTTGATGAATTCATGTACTTCAACCATGAGTGCCAGTTGATGATCGTTATGATGATTAATTTCCCACTGCATCATACTGATGCCCTTCTTTTTTCTGATATCTTCGTCTAGTTTTTCCTGTTGTGTGAGCAGGTATTCAATATCTGGTGCAGTTAGCAATGTTTTCATTTATTTGTCCCCCTTATTTCGCTTGTATTTGAGCCATATCGACTGTATTTCCGATATCGTCAGTGTGATCGCCATGATGCAGACTAGAGTCATGGTGATGTATATTGCAGCTGTGAGTAGAGTCATTGGGATACCTCCTTGTACACTGCATCAAAGTCTGCTTTACTCAAATCTTTATCCCCCTTGTCAAACTCTGCGTATAAACGATCGAACGCCTCGGCTTTGTCATAGTCGGTACGATTCTCGAAGTATTCATCAACTTTCGGAGTGAACCCTGCTGCCGTCTCGATCAGTATGCGCATGATCCATTCAGGCCGGACATCTTTTTCAATCCAGAAATCTAGAATCATTCTCTGGAACTCGTTAGATAACTTGGAATGCTCCTCGCTTCTCATATCCTCATAACCTCCACACAAGCCTCTCACAGGCTCTTATTTTATTTCCGGTACAAATACACCAAATAACTGCTTTCGTCCTCTACAACGTCGATTTTGAGCTTTGGGTACTTGTTTTTAAGGTGACGCTCTAATTTATTTATGAACTTCTGCGGGTAGAATGCTTTGCTGTAACTCCGTGATGCAGGAATGCGTTTCTTGCTTAAAGCGTGCAGCTCACCTTGGATTAGGTTGGGTGTGGGGATCAAGTCGGTTCACGCTCCTCAAACTCATTTTCTTCAAGCCACTCCCGGTACCCCTCAGCTGTGAAGTTATACACTTCACTCGACCGTATCCCAATCACCTTCATGCCCTTGAGAGACGGGAAGGCGGTGTATTTGAACTGGTCGCCGCGGTACAGGTGGCAACGGTGGAGCAGGCCAGTCGGACGGTCTAACGTGTCGAATATGGTCATTTGGTTCATGTCATCAGCTCCATTCAAAATAACGCCTGCTGCTCATTCTCACCCGTACTCAAATCCATCCTGTCGAGATACCCGTCAAACTCCTCGAAATCGAGCTTCACATTCGCATAATGTATCTTGTCTGCGTTGTACTTGATATCCACAGTGGCGTTGCGTTTGTGCACGTAGGCTTTACCGACCTGTTCGTTGTGGTGGTTGAATAAGTGTTTGATGATCATGGTTTGTCCTCCCAATAATTAAGATTTATACCTTTCTTCTGCAAAGACCTGTCTATCACTTCTTCTGCAAATCGGGTGCTAGGAACGTAGGCGCAAGAGTCAAATCTTTTCGGCTCCGGATTAGGGAACACATCTACATAGTGGTGACCGTCCCTAATTTCTACCTTCATCCCTTATCCCTCCCTGTATGCACTCTGTGTGGCTTGTCTTTCTCTTTGTGTACTCGCTTTGGCTGTTCTTCTGGTGTGACGGGTTCAGGTTGTTTGGTCATTCCACGTCACACCCCTTAATTTCTCCTTCCTCGACCTCCATTTCTTGGAGGATGCCCTCCAACGTGTCCCGTTCGATTTCCAGGTAATCATCTAGTGGACCGGCCACATTTTCAGCATCATCCATTTCGCGGATTCTTGCTTTGACTTTCATCTTCAGACCGTTCCATGCAAGTTGATATTTGTTGGTTACTTGTCTCATTTGGTTTCCACCTCCAGCACGCCTGATTCGGGGATGCCTGACTCAGCCGACCAGATGAGGACATCATCCACAGCCATGGATATGAATTTTAAAGTACCTCTATTCATTTCAAGCGCCTCTTGTATCGACAAGTCCCTGTAAGTGCCGAAGCCATTATTTCTAGTTTGAGTGTCGTAAAAGAATATCGTTATGCGGTCTAGGAGGATGCTTTTTGTAAGTTCCTCGCAGACTTCCACGGTGAAGTATGAATTGGGACTAATAAAGCTATCATCCGTCATGAATTTTCCGGTATCGTTAAATACGATTCCTCTATGAAAATTATTTACATATCTATTTGGATACACCTCGTTCTCCCACACATACTGAATCAATTCCGGCAAGTTTAATTTTTGTTTAGTCTTGATTTTCATCGTTGTTCCTCCTTCGTTCTGAAATCCTTTAATGTTTTAGATATAGTTCTGCAAGTGCTGTTCGCTTCGTACTTAAAAATTGTGCAATGTAACATGAGATCGTCCTGTTCCAAACTGTTTGCAAAATCCTTCAGTTCCTTCTCGCTTGTGAAGACGCCTTCTGAGCCGTAGTGACTTTCGAGTACATAAATGGAATCCATCACGCCTCACCCCCACCCGTAATTTCAATCGGTTCCATATTGAACGGTTCGAATGTTTCTCCGCCATCTGTGCTGATGAACAGTTCCATGACTTCTGCAGGTGGCTTCATATTGACCACATGATGACCATCCGCAATGCTGATGGTCGGTTCAGGTTCTGGATACATCACTGCCCCTCCTTCAAATTCCAATTAGCAAACACCGCATCATGCAAATACTGCGCATACTCCCCGACTTTGAATTGCTTCTCCGCAGCCGGTCTCACTGTAATTTGCTTCTTAACTGCCACGCCGTTATACTTCTCCGGTACCGGTACAGGTGCCACTTTGTTTATTGTCCTGCGTGTGATCATTTCTTCGTCCTCCACTATTTTGTATTTTCCGGTGAATTCTTTACGGTAGGTGTTCCTATTGCTCAGTGATTTCTCCTTAATGCCGAGCAGTTCGGCCATTTCAGGCAGTGTGCATGTTCCGAGGTGTCGCTGTTCCTTCACTTGGTAGAAGTCATATATCGGGTAGCTTGTGCCAACTTCTTCGCCGTAAGCATCTTTATGATAGCCCTGCATCATCACCCACAGTGTTTTTCTATGGATGCCGGTCAACTCTTGAATCTCGTCGAATGTGCCCTCGAATTCCTGATCGTCGTAGTAGAGGATGAAGTACTTTCTTGTGTGCGGGTTTTTACTCACTCCAACCACTCCCCCGTCCTTGCCCTATTCAAATAATTAGCAGCCTTGAATAAATCAAGCTCCTTACTGCCCTTATGATTCGCCCTTGATAAATATTTGATGACATTGCCAATCAGATACGCCTGCTCAGGCGGGTAATCTTTAACAGTCTGCTCAATAAATTCGATCGCCTCGATCTCACCCTGCTTGTAGTGTTCTGCCATTTTGTCAGCCTCTTTCTATTTTGCTTCCGTGATTTCTGCAATGACATAATCACGATCTGCATATTCTTTTTGTAAACTCATGTAAACAATCTGTGCATCATCCACAAACACCGTGCCGTTCATACCGTCCAGGACGGATTTCGCTAAATTATCGAGATCGGGCTTCTTCGTAAATAATTCTTCTCGCTCCCTAATCGCTTCAATTCGCTTCTTGCTGTACGATTTCGGCGGCTTGAAGTAAAAGGTCAGGCGGAGTGCTATCGCCCCTGTAATCGGCTTAATTCGGTTCCTGGACATATATGATTGGCACTTCAGCCGGACAACCTCTTTATAATTGCGACTTTTCGGCGGGTCATACATTCTGACACCCGCCCCTGCCCGCACCGCTCGGGGTCTCCCTTGCGGTACAGCAGGACCATCAATGATAATCTGCATGCCTTTGCTCCTTTGCGTAGTAAATTGGTTGTGTATATAACAATTGGGTCATGTTGTTTGTCTTGCGGTAATGTTCGGCGACTTTATAGAGTGCGGATATGGTAAACGTTTTGATATATTCATCGAATTTTGATCGGTCATCCGTAAGTTCGACTTTGCCCTCAGACACCAAGTAAAGGATCACATCGCGGTAGATGGTGAACCCCCGGACGGCAGCCAATCCGTCGTTATAACTTTTCGCATCTTCTATTGACCATTCGATGACATCCAGTAGCTTCAAGATGCTCATGCGTCACCTCAATAAATCTTTTGTATATTTTTATAAAATTCGAGTTCTGCCGTCCCGAGTCCGCCGTCCTTATTCTTGGTCACAATCACCTCGAGCGTGCTCGGTGCGGTCGGGTCCGTTTCGGTGTCCTGATAGTCCTCGCGGTAGAGCATCAGTATCATATTGCTATCCTGCTCAATCTGCCCGGAATCCCTCAGGTCGCTCATCATCGGACGCTTACTTTGGCGTTGTTCCACAGCCCGGTTCAACTGCGCCAACGCAATGATGGATATATTCGACTTCTCCTGTACAATCATCTTGAGTTCCCGGGAGACGCTCGTTACTTCCTCGTACCGGCTGTTATACCGGCCGTCCGCCTGCATCAGCGTGAGATAGTCAATCATGATCACTGCCGGCCTGTTCGGGTCGATGGTGTTAATGATGCGCCTTAGCTTATTGGGTGTCAGTCTGGCGTGTTCCTCAACTCTCAGCGGGATATTGTGATAATCGTCCATCGCCTGAATCACACGGTCGATTTCATCTTCACTCATGCGGTTCTGCGGGTCCTTAAATTTATATAAATCCACTCTCGATAAACTGGACAGCAGACGTTGCGTGACGTTCTTCTCGGTGGTCTCTAATGACAGGAACAGCACTTCATATCCCTGCATTGCAATATTGCTCGCCATGCCGATGGCAAAAGCGGTCTTCCCCATTGATGGGCGTGCAGCCAGCACATTCAACTGCTGCGGCTCAAATCCTGTGATGATATTATCCAGAGCGTCAAATTTCGTCTGTATGATGGTGTTTTGATTGACCCCGTACAGGTCATCCATGATGTTTGTCAGGGTCGTCATTTTGTTGTCATCGCCTTTTAAATCGAGCTGCTCCAAATTCTCAATCGTCTTGCTGATTTCAACCGCTTTTTCACTCGTCGGTGCTTTTTGATATTCATCAATCTTGGATGCGATCACACGCTTTTTATAAAATTCGTATATCTGCAACTGATCATTCACAATGCCTTTTGCGGTCGCCACTGGAAAGTTGATAATTTCCCGGACAAAGTTGTAGTTGCCATATGCCTCTGGATTCCTCACGGATTCAGTCAGTAAATCCTCTGTTGTCGCATTAGAATCGCTGATCAGTTTCGTGTAAAGGGCCTGATGATTATCATTTTCAAAATGTTTTTCGGATAACTTTAATTTCTTGCGCTCTTCCGGGTGCTGAATGGCCTTCGCGAGCAGCATCTTTTCAAAATACTCGGTATCAGTGAGTTCCATCCGTTCAATCGTCATGCTGTAAACTCACCTCCACCTGCATCCGTTCCAGCTTTTTACGGTACTCATCCAACTTTGATTTCCTGCGGGCGGCGATCTCGGGGTCTGCTTGCTCTTTCCTGACGCGCTCCTCTGCTGCCCTGATCTGTTCCGGCATCCCGTGGTCCACATGCTTATACGGCTTAACGATGATGTCCGCCAGTGACGGTGGATAAGGGGATTCTGTGATATACTGATTCGCCCGTTGTAGGGTTTTGCGATAATCCCCCAAGTCCATCAATTTATCCATCCAGATTTGGTTGAATTTTTTCATGCCGGACTTATTAAAGTTCGGGTATGTTGCATACAACAATTCCATAATTTCCAGAGCCTCTTCTTTATTCAATCCGTCACCTCATATCTGACAGGGGGTCGACGCTTTCAGTTTTAGCATCGCTGTTGATCGCATCCCCTTGATTTAAATAACTCTCAAATTTCGTACCGAACAAGGTCTCCGGCCTGAGATACTTCTCCATGTCACTGCCTTGCCACTCTTTACTCTTGGTGTCTATGACAGTTTTAAAGTCATCCAAAGAAAATCCCTCGTTAATACGAGCCTCCACTAAGTTTTGCGTTTTCCTGGTTGTATGTTTGTACTGTTTACCGGTCTGGTCATTCAGATATTGAACAACTTCTTTATAGGGATACGCCGTCGAGTCGCTCGACAATGTATTACTCTCTTTCTTATTCTTCTTCTTATTCTTATCTATATCTGCTCCGTTACTGTAACGTGAAGTAACGTTACTATCTTCCAGTAGTTTTTTGCGATTCCTATAACGCTCCTGTCGCTCTCTGTTCAGCTTTCTGATTCTATCCATGCCTTCAACATTCTGATGAATATCCCAATTTCTTATCCTTAGGACGCCACCCTCTCTTTCAATCATCCCGAAGTCCTCAAAGACTTGAAGTGCATATCTGATTGTGTTGAGTGGCCTGTTGAATATGGTTGCGAGGTGTTCCTCGTTCATCGGTATCTTTTCGGTGAGCATGATATAACCACTCGCATTGACCTTGCCTGCATAAGTCAGGAGTTTCACCCAAATGATTAAGATGCTGTCAGCATCCGGCATGGCTTCAATCAGTTTAATTTTTTCGTTATCGAACATATCGACGGTGATCTTAATCCACTTGATATCCGCCACTATTTCCCTCCTCTCAGCATTTCGTTCAATTTCTCATCTGCTTTTATCCATGCACCTTTTAAATGATATTTATCATCGAAGGCATCCACGCCGATCTGATGCTGTTCATTGTGGTGCTGTCTGCATAAAGCTAAAATCTCTGCACCGATATGATTGATCGTCTTTCGATTTCTCCCACTGCCCACAGCTTGACGGTGCGCCAAGTCGCTGTTTGGCTTGCCGCAGATGATGCACTTTCTATTAATAACGGTAAGGTAAATAAACTTGCCGTCCTCTTTTAATAAGTCGGTTGTTTTGAAATTGAGTGGAACGTCATGCAAAAATGTCCATTCAAGTATGATTTCTATCAACTCTTTAGCTTTGGTGACTGTCGTATCACTGAGGCTGATCGGCTCATAACCTTTCATCATCTCCAGATAAAATTGGAACATCTGTCTTAAATCCCCTTGTGGCTGTCCGGTGTGAATATAAATATCATTCAACAATGCGAATATCTTCTTACGCTGCTTGATCGTAATTCTCCGGCCGTCCACGATGTTCAACTCTACTTCGAGCGGGTAGCCGTTATCTATCATCAACTGGTCCATTTCGTTTAGTTGTACATCCGGGACGACAACGTTGTAGCTGCCGTCCTCATTTTTGATGTACTGCGGTATTTTCTGCATTTAATCACCTCAGAACGGTAAATCTGAATCACTGATATCGACCGGACCATCTGCATCTGCAAACGGATTCCGTTCATAGCCGCCTTGTGCGGGCTGATTTTGCTGAGTGTTGGTATTTGGTCTGTAATTGTTTTGCTGAGGCTGTGCGCCTTGATTTTGGGCTTTAGGCTCCAGGAATTGCACACTGTCACATACCACTTCGGTTACATATACTCTCTGGCCCTCTTTGTTTTCGTAATTCCTTGTTTGGATTCTGCCGTCGATCCCGACAAGACTGCCCTTTCTAACATATTGATTGACGTTCTCCGCTTGTTTGCGGAAGGTAACACAATTGATGAAATCCGCCTGCTGCTCCCCGTCCTTGCTAGTAAACGGTCGGTTGACCGCAAGATTGAATGTCGTCACAGATACGTTATTCTGACTTACTCTAAGTTCCGGGTCTCTGGTCAACCTGCCTACAAGTACTGTTCTATTTATCATTTATTTTGCCTCCTGTTTTTGTGCTTTTTCGATGCCGTCTGTAATGCGTTTTAAGACTTCTTTGAATTCGATTTCTGACATGCCTGATTTAATTTTTAATTGCGTTTTAAGTTTGCCGTGCTCCATGCCGTAAAGTTCCGCAAGTTCTTTTGATTTGTGATGCAGCAATCCGAGTTGTTTATCAGATGCCATTTTCGTGTTTTGTTGTTGGTTGTTGTTTTGATTTTGGTACTCGTCCGTATCTGCATCTTTGGTGTCATCTATGAGATACAAACCGTTTAGGGCATACTTCCTGGCGTATGAAGATGCTGTTCCTGTAATCTGCGATTCGTCTTGCCCCTTCCTATTGGCTGATTCTCTTGCATAAGCTGTAACCGCCATCGTGTCTGCACCATCTGTAATTGTCGCTGTCGCTTTGATATAGTGTCTTTCGCCGATATACACCGGTTCGTCCGATAAGTGTAGTAGCAAGCCGTATTTGGCGTTTACAGGCTTCACACCTTCGAGGATGTCCTCTGCTGATCGGTAGTTATACTTACCAAAGGAATTGTATTGGCTCTTTGGTGCTTTCAGTTCTGATTGTGCGTTGATTAACTTTTCAACTAGTTCTTTCATCCTTATACATCCTTTCGGCATTGCCGTAGTATTCTCTTCTTTTTTTCACTGCTTCTTCTAGTGTTCTGAATCTGTAAGTTTTTTTGCCAAGTTTTGTTGTGTACCTACTTTTAAGACCCTTGGTGTATCTGTCAAAATGAACGCCCCTAACTCCTGTATCTGGATTCACTTCGATTACAGAATTTCTTACATTTTGAAATCTTGTAGCATTCCGCAAGTTTTCTATCCTGTTGTCATCCCTTACACGGTTTATGTGGTCTAATTCACCTGGCGGGAACTCGCCAAAATGGAATGCGTAGACCAGTCGATGGGCTTTATATTTCCTCCCTTTAATCTTGATGATTAGATAACCATCTTTGTCATATGAGCCATGCGAATTTTTTCTATCGGATCTGGTGAAAGTGCCATTTGCGTGATAAGTGAAGTGTGTTTTTAAATAACTTATAACTTCTTCCTCATTCATCAATCGGCACCTCCTCATAATCAATGTTTAATATTTCCGTCCGCTTGATCGTTGTATAGTCTCCCGTGCTGTATAACTCCTCCCACGCGTCACTGTTGCGTATTTCATTGACCGGGAATCGTTTGGCACGGTTAATATCGCTTGTGAGTTCTGTGTGCCCTGCTGTGCTTTTGACGAAGAATCCAGAGTTGTGTTTCAGCAGGTATGTCACATCTTCTTTCTTTGCCATTTCCACACGTCCTTTCATGTGGTAGAATAGAGTTGTATGATTTCCTTACTCGTCATCGGTTGCCGCCGGTGACTTTTTTAATGCCTTCGGTACGTCCTCAACTTTGATGTAACGTCCGTTCTCATACTCGAATGTGTTCGCCCTTTCTTCCAGACGTTTAATCTTGTAGTGCGCCTCGGATAACTCTTCGGTGAGCTTAGTTATTTCTGTTTCATACTCGTCATTCTCGATCAGTAGCTTATTATTCTGGTCGTACAGGTTATCCCGTAACTTTGCGCCTTCGATGATTTCTGTGCGGTATAAATCCAGTAACAAATCGTTCTTTTCTTTATGACTCATACTCCTCAACCTCCAAATTTTCTAAATAATATAATCTCGCGCTGTCCTGCTTCACCTTGTCGTGTATCTGATGTTGCACATAATCGCTGTTATCGCGTCCTGGTTCGACTTCTACGGGTACGCTGGCTGTAAGGGTCACATCGACATAAACGGTCTCTGTGTAGCGTTCTGGGTCTGTGGCGGGCATGTGTATCACTCCTTCAATAGTTCTGGATTCTCGTAAATGTTGCCGATGATTTTGAGATAACTGCATTCGTTTATTGCTGAAGGGAATTTCAAGTCGCTTATTGGATTGACGCAAAACAAACCATCTATAAATTCGACGATCCCACTCCAATCATCAAAGCCCCACTTACACTTAACGTAATCACCTTCATATATCTCCACACCGTTTTTATCCTTGAGTCCGGTGTATTGCACCACCTCGACATATCCGTTTTCGATATAGTATTTTTCGCCGTCATGCGTTATCACATACCAAAGTTTGTTGTCTATGAATCCAAAGCTCTCTATGTCCAGCCATTCATGATCTTCTTTATTCCACGCTTTGTACTTAACTTCTCGCATCTACTCCACCTCCCCTACATCAAGCGCCATCACCGCAAAGCCTGCCATGACTACAACCAACCCTGCGACGATCGCCACAACACTGTCGAACAGCCCGATGATGCCGAGGCCGAGAGTTGTTAAGAATAATGATGTCCACATCATTTATCTGCCTCCTTAAAACTGAATAACAAGACCAGCACCCCTGTCATAAATGCGATGAATCCTACCGATTCAATCACAGGGTCAACCGTGGCCAATCCGAGTGCGAAAAGTGATAGCCCGCCGAACAGCAACACTGCCGTGATTTGTATCCAGATCATTTGACCGCCTCCTTGATCAGTATTTTGTCGAGTGCATCCAACCCCTTTCGAATGTGGATGTAGCGCTTGTGCCCGCCGTCGAACCTAGAGACACAATGTTTAAACTCAGGGTGGGGTATCACTCTGTCTTCCATGTCACGTTTTGATATACCGGATATTTCGATAAACTGCTTCACATCTGCGTAGCCGTAATACTCTTGGGCGCCCTGTTGCTTTAGTGCCTGCTTGACTGCTTCAGCGACAAGTGCCTGGAATTTGTTTTCATCAAACATCTAAATCACATCCTCTTGTCTTCGGATTTTTCCAGTCTTTCCCTTTCCAGTCTGTCTAAGAAAAGTTCGTCGAACGCCTCTCGATTTTCCATAAATAATTTGTAAACGGAATATAAGTGTCTCGAATCTCTGACGATCGGTTCTCCGGAGACCGCACTTACTATCACGCTAACCTCCTTGTTTAAATCGACCTTTTCTATGTCGTCTCCGAAAGGTTCAGTTAACTCTTCAATGCGAGCTAAAATATCGTCCATATCTTCAATGTTGAAGCACTCGGTTTTATACTTTTCGACGCCTTCGTATTTATCGAATTCTTTCTTTATTTTTAATTCGATTACATTCGCTAGATTTTCCGGCATGTGGTAGTAGCACGATTCACTTAAATCTACACCGTTGCCGAAAGTATCAATGATTGACTTAACCCTCTTTAAAGGAGAGTTGGTGATACCTAACTTTAAAAATTCTCCATATGCTATGACGTACAGTTTGTTTCCGTACCTAGATGACAATTCATCAAATCCTGCCATTTACTTTACTTCCTCCTTTTGTTCTCTTTTGGGAACGTTGAGTTTAAAAAAAATAGATAAGTCGTCAATTTCTAGAATCTCCGCTATCCTTTTAAGCTCATTCGCTCCGATACCAACAATACCATTCTCCCGCTTGGCATAAGGGGTACGTTCTTTGAAGCCGAGCTTTTCGGCCATTTGTGTTTGCGTCAAGCCTTTGGCAATGCGCTCCGCTTTTAACCTTTGTAAATCCAGCATCTCTTAACCTCCTTCGTTCTCTTTTGGGTACGACTTCATAGTAACAACAACGTTCTCTTGTGTCAACCTTTGTAGCTAAAAAGATTATTTTATGTATACAAACGAGAACGAGGATGCTATAATAGCACTTAAGAGAGAAGGCTGATTTTATGAGGGATAATAATGAAGTGATTGAAATAATGAAAGAGGAAATGAAGAAAAAGGACATGAGCCTGAGCGAGTTAGCAAGACGTGTGGATATGGCAAAGTCTGCTGTGTCTAGATACTTTAATGGTACAAGGGAGTTTCCGTTAAATAGAGCGGAGGATTTTGCGAGAGTTTTGGGTATAAAGGTAGAATACTTACTCGGTTTTGAAGATAAGCCTGAAGTGTATCCTGCCGATCAAGTGCCAGTGCTCGCAGAAATATCTGCCGGCACCCCACTATACGCGGAGCAAAATTTACTCGGATATTCGTATATACCTTCATTTTTGAACGGCGAAGGCAAGGAGTTGTTTTATCTGAAAGTAGCAGGCGATTCGATGGATAGGGAGTTTAAAGAAGGTGATCTCGTACTTGTGGAGAAAGATGCGGCAATTGAGAATGGTCAAATTGGAGTCGTGCTTATAAACGGCCACGATGCCACTGTGAAGCGTGTAAAGTATGCAGAAGATAAAATATACCTGATGCCTGAATCGACCAACAGCGACCATCTTCCGCAGGTTTACACAGCGGATGACGAAGTGCATTTCATTGGCCGCGTCATCGGTAGTCATAAATTTTACTAGGAGGCATTAACGTGAAAGTATATAAACGTGAAGACTTGAAAACCCCCTCATGGCAGTATGATTTCCGTCATGAGGGTAAGCGTTACAGAAAGTCAGGGTTTAAAACAAAAGCAGATGCGAAGACTGCTGCCCGACATCGATTGAATGAGTTGGAAAAAGGCACCGTCGTGGATAAGGAGAAAACATTCGAGGCTTATTTTGATGAATGGGTCGTTGCCCACAATAAAATGAATTTGTCACAGCCACAGGCGGATTGGTATAAGCGCGCCCGCTCCATCTTTATAGATTACTTCGGAGAAGATAAAAAACTTGCCAGTGTGACCCGGATGGATTACCAGGGGCTTTTGAATGGCTATGGCAAGACCCGGTCGAAAGAGACTGTCCGGAAGCTGCACGGCATATTAGTGCAGGTATTGAGAGATGCATCCTATGATGGGTACATCGAGAAAGACCCCACCTATAAGATTAAAATTAATGGTGCTGTGCCAGGGAAGAAGGAGGAAGACAAGTATATCAAAATACAAGAATATCTGGACCTGATCGAGTACTTCAAATCTAGAGATGAACAATCGTACATTTTTCTGTACATTTTAGCGATCACGGGCGCACGTTTTTCTGAAGTGTTGTTCATGCGGTACGACGATCTGAAACTCAACAAGATTCGTCTGCCTGGTACAAAGACCGAAAATGCAGACCGCGAAGTGGAAGTGAACCGGAAGGACATCGAACTAATTCAGCGCAAATTAAAAAACCATCCACGACGAATGAATGGTTTCATCTTTGATATATCGCATAATGGTGTGAAGCGCTCGATGAATTATGCGAAGAAACAGATTGGGATGAAGGATAAGGATCAAGTGACCACTTATGCATTGAGACATACCCACTGCTCTTATTTAATTTCACAGGGCATCCCGATTGAATACATCAGCAAACGATTGGGTCACTCGTCTATTGCGATCACTTTGAAGTATTACGCTCACCTGCTCGATGAGCAAAAAGAAGAGCAAGGTCAGCGTGTTCGAGAAATATTTGGTCACTGATTGGTCACGTGCCACGCTAAAACCCTTGTAAACACTAGCATATCAATGATCTAATAAGCCGACAGCGAGAATTAATGTGCTTTCTCAATAGAGTATAAAGCGCTACATTTAAGCGTTTATAATTTTTATCAACCACAATAAAACACATTAAAATACGGTAGAAAGTCACGTGCCGGTCACGTATACTTGAATTAACAATATTTAGGGGAGATAATTATGAAAGAAAAACAAGCTAAAAAAATGATTGAGAGACATCAGTCTCTAGCCGATAAGTACAGCAAGCAATTGGAAAAGAAGCGATTGAGCGAACGCAAAAGAAAGCAACTCGAACAGTTGCGTGATGAGAACCTTGAATGGGTGCAGGATTACGAAAGAGTCATCGAAGACCCATCCCATGCAGAAATCATTAAACAAAAGCATGTCGATAACAGTATCTTTACGAAAATGGGTAAAGGCATGGAATCCACAGGGGGTAAAATGCAATCTGCGGGTAAAGGTATGGTCAAAGGCGGTCTGCACGCCACAGGCGCAGTGTGGACACCCGTAATCTATTTGGGGTATCAAGGCATCAAACACGCACGTAAGAAGCCTAAGAACGAATCTGTTGAACAGGACTTGATAGAACTGATAAAAGAAGTCGAACAAGCGCATAAAGATGGTAAAATCACCGAAGAGCAGAAGCGAGAGTACATCATTGATTTTGTCGATAATTACTATAAGAAATAAAAAACAACCGCCCACGGCTCGGAATCCCTCAGGCGGTTTTTTTGAGTTCTAATCATGTCCACTCCATGACACAATCAATTATACACAAGCTGTTTGTGTGTCTATATTATATCAACTATCCGCAGGGCACTCAAGCCCTCTTTTTATGTAGCTCCGCACGGCCCAGGGTAAGACCGCCCGGATCAAGAAAACAATATATAGTGTGTGTTATTAGCTGCGTCTGTTAACTTCTGCCCTCACCTTTTGGTAAGTGGCGTTATTGACTCCGAGGCTGCGCTGCCTATTCGCGTGGCCATTTCCGTGTTGACCTCTGAGCACCTCTGTGGCCATCTGACTGATGGACTTGCCTCTAGGTGCGCTGGAACCGCCGCCTGCGCGTCGATTGACCTCAGCGCGTACCTTGTTATAGGTCGCCTGATTGACACCCAGGGAGCGGCGTCTGTTGGCGTGGCCTGTACCATGTTGGCCATTAATGACTTCAGTCGCCATTTGTGCAATGGACTTACTCTGTTTCTTCGGCGCTGATTTTTTAGGTGCTGACTTCTTTGGCGCAGATGATATTCCCGCCCGGCGGTTCACTTCTGCCCGAACTTTTTGGTATGTTGCATTATCCACACCGAGCGACTTTTGACGGTTTGCATGACCGGTGCCATGTTTTCCGGCTTCAACCTCATCAGCCATTTTACTGATTGACTTGCTGCCGGATGATTTCTTTGGTGCAGTCTTTTTCGGTGCAGGTGTGGAGGTGCTGCTCGAACCACTGCCCGTGCTGCCGAACAATGCGTTAACGATTGCTCGAGCATAGGCGTCCACACTGCCGGTCATAATGTTTGCGTCCGTCCGGTTGGTACCGAATCCGAGTTCAAGCAGCCTATAAGTGATGCCCCTGTTTCGTGCATCATTCACGTTGTAAAGGTTATTTCGTCCACTGATACCCGAATATCCTCTGTGGCTGTATCTGGCGCCTACCATCGACTGGATGGCATCTCGTAGAGCCAGGTCCACTTTATCCGGTGCATAAGCACTGTGTATGATGACATGACCGCCGCGGGCAGATGAGCCTGTAACGTGAGCGTCGAAATGAAACTCAGTCACTTCGTCGGCATTGTACTGATCAACAATCGCCTTTAAGTTGCCCCAGTTCGATACCTTCCTGGCATCATAAAAAACGACGTCCGCGTGTTTAGGCAGTACCCTCTTGATGGCCGGGAACAAATCCTGAACCATGTACCTGTACTCACCTTTTGTAATATAGCCGGTTGCTCCAGGGTCAAATGTACCGTTCCGCTGATAACCGTGACCGGCAATAAATAAATGTCTAACCATTATTTAACCTCTCCTTATTTAAATTTGGGCATTAAAAAGACACCTACCATGTCGATAAATGTCTTCACTCGTAATTCTTCGTTTTCGTCGTTTTGGTCGCTAAGTCATACAGTCCTGATGCACTCAAACCCGATATGCCGCCGGCTAAGATGTGGCCACCCACACTCAAGTCACTGGTAATCTCCGGCACAAACAGTGCAATGACACCGACCAACAGGCCGATGATCAATGCTACCAACGGCATTAAGTTTTCCGGGATGGTCGTCGTCTTTTTGACCAGCTGCACCAGTGCGACTGTTAATACAGCTAAAACACCTGCAAATACAATGATTGTTTCCATTCACTCGCCTCCTTAATTGACTTCATTCAAGTCATGATCTTCGATAATTTTCTGTTTCTTCTGCTCCTCCGACTCATCCACAAGATTTAATATCTCAACAAATAGCGGGATGGATACCAAGCTCATCACCCCGAACGCGATATTGGGGTAGTTGAGTAAAAAGGATGCAGTGATAAAAAAATAGTAAAGGAGACCGATGATGTGGATGGTAATCATGATGGCAAAGCGCCGGGTGAACAGGACGATGAATGACAGCACTGCAACTGTGAGTGATATCCATGCGAGGTTCTGCTGACTGCCGACCATGCTGATATAACTGGCATAGACGCTGTCTGCTTTGTTCGTGCTCCCATCTATAAACAGGTTGGGCTCAACGGTTAAGGTAAACCACATATACAGGCTGAACAGTGTGATGCCGAGTTCGTTCCATTTGGGCTTTCTCAAAATCTATCGCCTCCTTCCTAAACGATGCCGATTTGGAGCAGTATATAGCCGACGATTGCCGTCACCACTGCGCCGATGGCCGTCTTTTTTATCAGTTTGCGCGTTTCCGCATCGCTTTCCACGATCGCTTTAATCTTGTCCAGCTTTTCGTATTTATCCTCTAATTTATCGAGACGTTCCTTGTGGCGGTCGAGGCGCTTGTCCATTGCTACAAATATTGCTTTGATTGCTTTATCTTCAATATTCTCGATGAATTTCTTTATCACATCGGCACCACCTACTTTCAAAATAAAAAGAGCACTGGTTATCCAGCGCTCTGTATGTCTAATATGTTTCCGTCTGCGTCCCTATAGGTGTATTTGTCTACTTCGACGGTCAATGTGCGCCCGTCCTCCGCTGTGCATATCAGTCCAGTGGGCGTGTAGACGATATTGCCCTCGAAGTCTTTAGGATTGAGGCTTTTCTTCGGCTCCCTTATGTGGAACACTTCGCCCTTTATCATTGGTATCCCCCTTTTCTTTATCAGGCTTATCTTCTTTTTCAGATTCCAATTTCTCGACCTTCTTTTTATACAGCTCGATTTCCTGTTGCTGTTCTGCAATTACCGCATCACGTTCAGCCACGTCCATCGCCTTTTGTGCGAGCTGATTGAGTAGTGAGTTGTTTACGTATTGCGGGTTAGGTTGATTGTCCTGCATTTTCTATCTTCTCCAATCGTTTTAAGATGTCTGTCAGGGTCGCATCGTGCTCCTGTAAACCTCGCGTGTTTAATGCAATGGCCTGATAAGGGATGATGGATTTTCCGTCAGGCGAAGCAATTGCCGGGCTATCCTCAGCAATAAATCCAACGTGCTCCAGTTCGTGACCATTCTCCACATCTTCTTTTAATTTATATTTGACAACATTCAAACTATTTATAATGTCCATTGCGCTTTCTGTATACGCCTGAATGTCCGTTTTCAGCTCCCTGGAAGAAGACTCAGTGAAAGTGCCTTGTACATGCACGCCGCCTGAATGTGCGCGAATACGCGTCGCCCATGTATCCTGTCCGCTCCGCCAACGCACGCGCCACTCCGCTGTATTACGGTTATTTACACCACCAAAGTAATGCGTGGCGTGGTTTGAGCTGTTGCTTTGGTCAAGTATGATTGATGGTTGGTCCCAAGCGTTGTAGTCATTTTCGAACTCGGTATCACTGGATACGATACGACGGTTTGCGTAAAGTCCGAGCCTTGAACCCTCGTTAGCATTGTTGTATGGGCCGTTGACTGTGGTGATTGGTTTGGAATCCAATTCATCCCGCATATCCGAACGGAAAACAGGCCTATAAATACCGCCAATAATATACCCAATATTTATGATTTCCTCTTGCACGGCAATACCCAATCCCGGACGCCTTGAGCCTAAGCTGTAAATCGGACTGATTGCACCAATCATACTGTTCCTTTGGTTATAAAATTCTAAGCTGTAGCCGCCGAATTTCATCGCTAAATCGCCATTATAAAACGATTCAATTTCGCCATATTGCACATCCATTTGTCGTGTGCCGGATGTATTTCGGAGCGTCAATAAGTCGCCGTCCATGGTCATGCGTCCGCTTGAACCTTGTATGAGCACATTGTTCGTGTTCAGCATCCCCGTCGTTATCGTGTCAGCCACGATGCCCCACGGCGTAATCGCCGTCTTCGGCACACCGTTTTGATGCAGGACTAAACCTGAAACGTTTAGCTGTACGTTATTGCCCTCGTTCTTGCTGTGCCATCCGATGAGCCTATCTTTTCGGTACTCCATCACACTGTCTGTATCACCCATGACGATATCCGCAGCCCGTCTGATGGCTGCAGGCACCACACTCATCGGTGGCTCCCGCCTGCCGTTTATCCAATCGTCCAGGTCCTGCAGGGAATCATTACGACTCTGCTTATACGACTGCACCTTACTTGCATTGCCAAGCGTTAAACTCAATTCAGTCCGCTCCCACTCGCCGTGGGCGTTCTCGACGAATGTCTCATTGATCTCGACCACACGGATGTCCAAAGTGATGTCGATGCTCGACAAACTCAACCGCACTGTGTCGCCGATGTTGAATAAAAATTCGTCGTACCCTTGCCGTTGCAGGTCGGCCAAGTCCACACTGTGGGAGACTTGTATGCTCTTTTCCTGCTGTTCCCTTGCGTATTCTAACATCGTGGATTCATGCTTGATTGCACCTTGATACAGTGCAGGCCCCTCAATGTCGCCGTACTCTGCGTACAAATTCTCATCCACATACACGACTTCCTGCAGATAGTTCTCACCGTCCGCACCGCTCTCTGACTCTTCTAAATCAAAGTAACACTTACACCATGTAAAGAAGTTCTCGGAATCAATCTCGACTGTGGCACTCTTAACATTCAAGTCCTCGTCAATCCGCACATCCGGCTTATAACTACCGATGCGATTATATAAATAAACCGCATCACCCCGAACGACGAACTCCGCTTTGAATCGCTCGTTGTAATAATGAAATCGCTCCAGCCGCGACTGGTTCTTTTGGTAGTTTAAAGTGTTCGCGTGGAAGTTATCGACCAGGTGGACCGTCTTGCCTGTGCCCTGGAACAACTCTGTATACGCGTTTAAAGCGGTCATGCTCTTGTCCTCCGCCTCGTCCTGCAGGTACATCCCGCCGAAGTCCGTGAAGAATTTGAGCATGGCCGAGATGGACTTGCCTTTACTGATGGCCTCCACAGTCGGATTGAGTATCGTGTACTGTTCTTTGTCAAACTCAGCACGCCAGTTAAAATCCAAGTCCGGCAGGAAGTCCATGTTCATTTCTGACACAAAAAAGGAGAGCGATAAATTCTGCTCTCCGTTCACCGCCTGGTGTCTTTTAACCTGCGCCTGGGCGGGAAAATGATTATTTTTTAAGTCGATGACCTTGAGAATTTGAATCACCTCCAGGTATTAATTTTTATGATGACCTTTTAAATTAAAGGTGGTAACATTGATAAAGATTAAAGATTTATTACAAAGGAGTATAATCATGAAACAAATTGTTTTAAGTCGCGGGGTGTCTTTTTCTCTAATTGCATTATTATTTCTTAATCTGCTAGCTTTTTTAAATATGCTTACTCCGTTAGTAGCAATATCGAAATATAGTCTTGTTTTATTCACTTTTATAATATTTTTTAAATTGCTGACGATGAATCAAGTTCTGATACCAAGATTAAAATTACTTATTGCTTTTGCAGCATTCGAACTTATCTATATAGTTTGGCTCATATCTGATAACGATGGTTTTTTTGATGTTTTTTATCAAGGATTTTTCTTTGTAATGGTGTATTTCCTTTGTTCGATAACCTGGAAGCATAATCAAATTCGACTGCTCACTTTAGGTGCAGTAATCATTTATATGGCTTTAGTAATATATTTCTACATAGGTGCAGAGACGATTAATCCAAACACTATAGGGGCATACGTTTATTTCTTGTTATTTTTCCCTGTACTTTACTTAGCTGGATTTAAAGAGGGGTCAAATAAACCCCTTTTAATATTGACTGTACTAGCTTCTATGATAATAATTTATATTTCCGGGGCGCGATCAATTTTCTTGGCTGTCGCATTTAGTTTTTTTACTGCCTTGATTTGGAAATTCTTAACTAAAAATAAGTTTTTATTTTACGGTTATTTCCTTGCGTTATTGGGGCTTATCACCTCTTTTACTTATTACATTTATCCTAACATCAGACAAGTAGTACCAAATTTTCAGCACTACGAATACCTGTCGATTAAATATACCGGAAAAAGTTTAATCTCTGGCCGAGATGAAATATGGTCGCAAATTATAATGTTAATTCAAAATCAGCCGCTATTGGGTTATGGACCGGGTTTTGCACTTGAAGATGTTATAAACATCCCTACCTCAGCACATAACCTCTATTTAGAGATAGCTTTGCAAACTGGGTTTATTGGATTTTTAGTGTTTATGCTTATTTTATTTATGATTTGGAAAACTTTGTGGCTAAAAAGAAACGATATAAAAGTGGCAATAACCGCGATGTTTTTTGTAGGTATTGTTATCCACCAAGTTTTCGAAGTATCTTTAACTCAAAATAACTTTAGTTTAGGCCTCTTACAGTGGATGATTATTGGAATCGGGTTAAGTTTTTGCATGACTATTCCAAGGTCAAAGAAAACTCTTTAAACGATAAAGTTTTTACTCTGCCGTCTTGAGAGGATAATCTACTAAACTCAACCATAATCTGATTAAATAATGTAATTCCTTTGTACCTTACCCTTGAACCTTCTACGATGAAATCAACAAAACCCCTCTTGATATCCACATAAATTTTAAAATCATGGGGTTTTTCAAAATCAAAGTTGTTATGAAAAACCCCTTCCATATTAACGCCGTTAACAAAACATATTATTGATAATGTGCCTCCTCTAAAACTAAAAGCTGCGTTAAAGTTTAGGGTTTCTCCTGTAGGAGGTACCAATCCAAATCTTGCTGTGACGTCGCTTTTATTTGATAGCATTACATCGTTATACTCCAGTGTGATGCTTTTATAGTCATCGGGAGTAATATCAAATGCAGATGTGACGCTCGATGTCCCTCCAAATTCAGATGAGTTTTGGTAATATTTATTGTTCGGCAAAGACGATACATTCGGTGTGCCACTTCCAGTAAAGTAACTGGGTAGATTTCCTGTTGCAAAATTTTCTCTAATAACCACTTTTTTGTTTAAAGTATTGGTTTCCATTAAAATTCCACCTCCGCTTTAGCAACTCCGATGCCGCCTGTTGGACCGCCAAATCCATAATACAAATATAGTGTGCCTTCGTCATACAGAAAATGTGGTGACATAATTTCAGCTTCATCTTCAGACTTCTTTAAGACTTTACCGATTTTTTTTGTGTTTAAAAAATCTTTGCTGATAACCCCACTTAAATCACCTTCGTCATCTTGATAGATGATTAAAAAGTAGCCATGCCATTCGATTAAAGTTGGCGCTCTGCCGCCTCTAGACAGATAATCGTTTATCATTAAAGGTTTATCTTGTAGTGTCCAATCGTAACCATTTTCAGAATAGCATGTTCCAATTGACACAGTAACAAGTCCTACTTGTTGATTAATGTACGAATTGTTAGCTTGATATACACCATAATAAGTCTCACCTGATTTCATAGATCGGACATAACTTACTGATCGCCCGTTAAATCTTCCCATATGACTATCTGATTTGATTACAGGGCCATCGCCAAATGCAGTAAAGTTAATACCATCATGAGACGTCGCTAGTCCTGTAAATTGTTTTCCTCCACTCCCTATGACTGGAGAATGAACATACAATAAAACTCTCTTTTCTTTTTCGTCATAATGTACGTCCGGGCTCGATACATGATTTTCTGCCCAAGTAAAATTATCGGTTGTCAATATTGGTAATTCTGAGTATAAGTTAAACGGGCCTTCTGGAGTTGGAGAAGTAAATAGCCAGACGCCATCGCTGTCATGACTTGATGCATACATATAAAATCTATCTATTGGATCTTCAAAATATTTATAGGCAGATAAAATCGCACCAAATCTCAAATTATAACTTTTTCCCGGTTCCGGATTCTCTGGTGGAAATGTATGGGTAATCAGAGGACCGTTTTTCCGCTTAAAATCGGGGAGTTTGAATGTGTTTTTTCTAGAAAACGCCTCTGACTTTTCTTGATTTTCCAATTGAGTTTTTTTGATGTGGGATGTGAGTCTCACATCCACTTCGTTTATTTTATTTATATCAATCGACTGAAAAGGAATCCATGCATGCTCTTTCTTTATATAAATTTTATTATCTTCAAAAACACCACGCACAGTA